ATGGCGAAAGAAGGGAACTCGTTGTTCAACGGGATCATCATCGCATTGGTGACGGTGTTGTTTTCCGCTCTTGTCCCGGCCGTGCGTGACTGGGCAGTGACCGTGTTCGCTGCCGTCTGGTCCGCCCTGAGTCAAGGCTGGACCCTCATCGTCAATTCGTACCCAGTACCTGGGTGGCTAATCCTTGTCGCGCTGTTGCTCGCGTGTCGCGCTGCGTACGGCCTCTACAAAAGAGCGCAGCGGCCGTCTCCAATCACCTGGCAGAACTCATACATCGAGGACAGGATGCATTCGGTCGTGTGGCGCTGGCGGTATGTGGGCGGCAGCATCGATGATCTACTTGCCTTCTGCCCACAATGCGATGCTCAACTTGTCTATGAAGAGCGGGGACCGGACATCCGGCGCCGTCTGTGGGACGACAGGCCAAATACGACCATCCTGCACTGTGAGACATGCAGCGTGCCTCGCGCCACCTTGGAAGGAGACCATCGATACGCATGGGCTCGCGTTGAAAGGGAGATCCAGCGGCGCATAAGAACGGGAGATTGGCGACAGCAGTTGAAATCAGAGGATGTTCCAGTCTCATAGTTACCACTCCCAACGAAATCTACCGATCAGGAGTTATTTGATGCCTGTCTCTGGCTCCGATGCGACCAACGCCCGCTGCATAACGGCCGTGATTCACTCAGGTTCCGACGATTCCGGGCAGCACGTTAAGTTGGAACTCAATTTCGCAGACGGCGGTCGCCAGTGGATCGAAATTCCGTACAGTCGAGCCGGTGTGGTGATCGAGGCCATAAGATTTGGCTCCGAGATTGCAAAGCAACATCGGTCTCCCGGCACCCCAGGCGGTCAACCTATGCCCGAGCTCTCAAGTCCTCAGGCGATTGAAGGGGTCAACGCGAATGCCTATCCTGGTGCCGACTTTGTTGTGCTGCGTGTGACTCTCGCTGAGGGTGTGCCACTCGATTTCCGGATTCCGTTGGAATCGGTGGCTCCCATACAAGAGAGACTTCAGTTGGCGGTGCAGCTTGCTCAAAGCGGTAAACCGTCGAGCGCACATTGAATTTAGAGCGCGCCAAGGGAATTTCTGCCGTCTCGCGATATTTCATTGCGTTGTCACCCTCGAAGATTCGGAGATAAGGGCGGTAACGATTCCCCGCGAAAGCGCGCACGCGCCGGCGCGCGTGCTCTCGCGCGGCCCGGCGACGTTCAGCACCACGATCGAATGCGCCTTGACGAACTCAGCGGCCTGGGCGGCAACTGCGGGCGGGTCGATCGCGTCGGCGTCCAGCACCAGCATTGGCTTTTTGAACCGCTCGCAGAATCGTGCTGTTTCCCGCGTGCCGCCAGCGAGTGCGCCAAAGGTGATTACCAGCGTGCCGTCCGAATCGATGACGTTCTGCCTAGTGCGCTGCCGGTAGCCGGCGCCGGCAAGCTCGGTCACCGGGTAGCGATCGGCGATCCTGCCGTCCTCGGCAAGCCTGCCTTCAGGGCACCAGCCGCCGCAGGGAAAGCCGGCAGAGAGCGCCGCGTCCAGCGCACCGCGGTCGACGCCGGTTTGTCCTCCTGAGACGATTTTCATAAGCATGCCGCATTCTACGGTCTGCTCGGCCTCCTGGTGTAAGGCCCACGCGCAGCCGGTTTCTTGGCTTGGGCGATGGCCTGCCCCAGCTGCTTGTTATCCTCGTCGTACAGACCGAGATACGTCATCGCCATATCGAGCGCGGCGTTCTTGTCGCGCAGTGTGATTTTCTTCGTGAGCCCACTCAGCCTGCGCGCCTTGCCCGTGCCCTCGAATTTCTCTATGACCTCGAACGACTCCACTACCGCCGCGGTGTCGTCGTCCAGGTCGGCCATCGGTTTCAGTCTGCCCTTGTCGTCGAACAACTTGCCAGGATCGAAAAAGGCGACGCGCGCAACGTCTCTCATCGCCGCCGCAATGGAGCGCTTGGCAGCCGGCAATTTACACTGCGCTATGGGCGTAGGTAGCGTCATTGGGTGCGGCTTGAACGCGAAGCTGTAAATCCGTCCTTCAGCGTCAGTTTTGACTCGTAGGAGCCTGGATCGCACCCGCTTGGGCAGATCGGTCAGGAGCTTGAACTTGCCGTTGCCGTCTAGCAGATCTTTCACCGATACCGGGGCGTCCATGGCCTCAAGCGCTCCCATGTCCAGCCGGCCTCTTGGCCGGAACAATGATCGCACGGGCGATGGCCCTCCCAAGCTGGTCGCGGTCCTTTTCGTACAGGCCGAAATGCTTCATGGCCTGCTCGCGGGCTGCAGTCTTCTCGGGGAACTTAATCTTGACCGTGCGCCCGATCACCTTTCCCTTGCCGTCGCGGATGAGCGTGATTTCCACGCTGCGCAAAACTAGCCGTGTGTCCTCGTCCATTTCGAGGATGGATTTCAGCGAGCCATCGGCGTTGTATAGCTTTGCCGGATCGAAACGAAGATCGCGGGCGAGACTGGCCATTACCTCATCGGATGTTAGTTTTGCCCTCTCCAGCATCTCCTTCTGCCGAAGCTGAATTTGTAGGGAAACGTGGGGATCTTCAATCAGGTCGCGGGCCGTGAACCTCGCGCTTCTTGCCGAATAGCCAGCGGCGATAGCCGCCTTGGCGCCGTTCCCGCCATTGGCTATGTATGCCTCGACGAACAACGCCTTACGCTGCGCCACAGTCGCCTTGATCGTCCCGGCTTTTCCTCGGCTCATTCCTGCTTTTCTCACTTCTGCCATGTAACCCTCCAAATTCGATCAACTGCCTCGAAAGGGCAGCCCCGTGGACTTCCCATCTATTGCCGCCAACAGCTCCTTGATCGCATCCACCTTGTGATCAACCTCGGTGCGTTCCTTGAACTTCTCCGGACGGCGCGCCTTCAACATGAAAATCAGGAGCGTGTCCGAGTACTCACGAATCGCCCCGCAAACTGCCCCCTTGTAGAACACGGGTTTGTCTGTTCCGGCATGCGCCCGCCGAACAGCTTCATCCTCCAACGCATCGGTTCCGAGTTCGACTGCCTCATCCCAGGCGCCCGCGAATTTCGGCACATCGGTGCGCCACTGGTACGCCGTGCGCCTCGGCACCCCGGACTGCTTGCAGGCATAGGAGACGTTCGCCGTCTCAGCCAGCGCCTTCAGAAACGCTGCTCGTCTTTTTTCTAGTGTGCGAGTTGTGCGAACAGTCTGACGCGACGCCCGGGCGCGCTTTGCCGGCTTTTTCTTCTCGGGCCGGGTCACTGTCGCACCTGTTCCGGGGCGATCCCCTTGGCAATAGCCTTGATCCGGGCGTTGTTCTCGTTGATCAGTTCTCGCTTTTCCTTGCCCGAGTAGTCCCGGCTCTCGGCGGCGCTCTCGTTCTCCTTGCGCAGTTTGGCGATGTCGCGCGCGGCCCGGTTCATCGATGTGGCTGACTCAAGCTCGACTTTGTGCTTTTCGCCGTAGGCGTCGGCTTTCTCGCCCTCGAGCCTACGGATGGACGCCTCGGCCGTGCGCGCCTTTTTCAGGGTGTCGTAGAACTCCTGCAGGTACCGGGTGTTCGGGTTATCCGGATCGTGGACGAATGCCTTGATCACCGGCCATTGGCGCACGCTCGTATCAGGCGGTTCAACCTCGCCACCTTGCGCCCTGATGGCGAGGTCGGACATGGCCATGACGTGCGTGCCCATGGTGCCCAGGAAGCCGCGTATCGTGTGATCGATCTTGGCCGGGCTGGTGTCGGTCAGATCGCCGACCTTACGCGCCGTCAGGCTGGTCTGCTGCCCGTACTGCAGCGCCGGATCGAGCTTCTCCTTCGAGTCCTGGACGATTTGCCGTCCGGTGAACGTGTTCTTGTTCGCCCACAACTCTGCTGGCACCAATAGCGCGGTCGGGATGGTCCGGAACAGGAAAACGTCGTTGAAGATGCCCACCAGGCGCTTGGCGAAGCGCGCGCCGTTCTCGTCGATCGCTACCTTGGCCAGCGCCTCGGGCACGGAACCGAAGATGGCGCCCCATTCGAAGGGCTTGGGCAAGCGCAGCGGTATCACCTGGCCCTTGTCCCGCAGGCCTACGTCGAAGTGCCAGTACGTGTTCTTCTCCCACTGCTCGATGTCGTCATACCAATCCTCGTCCCGATTGAGCAGGAACAGGGCAACGCTGAACGCCGTGAGCATCGCGCCTCGCATCATCGTCCGGGAGAAATTGCCCGCTCCCGTGCGCCCGGCCTTGTACAGACCTTGCATGGCCGGATTCATGAACGGCGTGATGCGCGTGAGGATCCGAAGTGCCCGGCTGTGCCCCTTCATCCCGAAGTCAACGCTGACCTCGCGTGCGTCGTAGGCGGCGTCGATCAGGCTGTCCACGTCGCCGGGCTGCATGCTCTTCTTGAACTCCGCCACCCGGGTCCCTGCCTCGGACAGGCTGCCCAGGCGGTGAAGTACGTCGATAATCCCGCTCGGGGTAAGGATGGTCCGAGGGTCGAACCCGCCGCGCGTGGCCATGCGAAGCAGGATCTTCCGCGTCTGCTCACTGTCGCCCTTCCACAGGTCGGCATACGATCCCCCGAACGCACGGTAGAGTTTCGCCACGTCCGACCGAGTGACCACTTCTTTGAACCCGCCGATGGTGCCTACCACGGGAAACAGGCCGCGCTTCGACTGGATGAAGCCGGACAAGGTGTCACGCATGAAATTGCGCGCCATGAACTCGGGCGATAGCGTTACCCCGGCTCGCAGCAGATCGGAGGGGATGGCGAGTAGCCTGACCACCATATCCAGGTCAACGGGGTCGAATGCTTCCAGCGATTGCCAGAGCATTTCATCGTTGATCTGAACGGCCTTCGGGGTGCCCTCGGCCTTCACCACCACGATGTGTTCGCGGTCGTCGCCTGTGGTGTCTTTGACGAAGAACGTCTGCAGGTGCGCCAAGTTCTGCGCCGTCGCCTGGTCAATCTTGACACCCTGGGCGCTCAACTCGTCCATGATCTGCTGCGTGGTGATGCGCACCGCCCGCTCGGGCATGGGCACGTCCTCCATCCACCTGCCGCCGCCCGGCACCGATCGCGCGAGGGCCCGGGCTTTGATCAGCACCGCATTGCGGTTCGTCGCGTGAACGATGGTCGCCGTGTTGTCGATCAGGTTCATGATGGGGTCGCGCAGGTTGTCCGTGCCGCCGCGCAGGCGCTTGAAAATCTCCCCGCGGCGCCGAGCTCCGGAAACCTCACCCTCGCGGTAGAAGGGAATGTAAGCCGAGAACTTGCGGAATCTTTCGGCCACGTCGATCGAGAGCAGCCCGCCCTCGACAGCGTAATCCAGCAGCCGGTCGTTGTAGGCATAGACCTCGGCCGCCGCCTTCCTGAATTCCGGCGTTTCCAGTTTGAGGCCTTCGCGAATTTCGTCCGGGGTGAACAGGTTCTCCCGCCCCGATTTGATCAGCTCCCGCGCGCGCCTGGCGATGAGGTAGGCATTGAACTCCCGAAGCTCACCCGATACCGGTTTGAGAATCTCGTACAGGGGCTTGCCGTAGTTCTTCGGGTCGGCGCGCCTGCTGTAGTCGAAGGGAATGGTCCCGTGGACCAGCCAGTCCTCGATGATCGCGGCATCGCCGGCGAGCAGGTGCGCGGCCTTGAACGGGTCCTTGGACGCTTCGATGCCGGGCGCAAGATCGGCAACCATGCGCTTCAGCGGATCCCAATTGTCCAAGGCTTCGAAAACCAGCCGGTCTTTCGAGAAGGCAACCTTCAGGCGATCGAGCGGCGACTGCGGTGGCGTGCCAACCTTGGCGAAGATGCGATCGGCCGGCGAGAGGTCTTTCCACTGGTCGATCGCGCCCTGGATTTGTGACAGGATGGCCCGGTAGTCGCCCGTCTTGTCGATGTACTGCTCGAACGCGGCGTGGAACCCGGGTGCCTTGGCGCGCGCCTGCGCGGGTTCGGCGAGATAGAAGCGGATGAACTCGGCGAATCCTTCCTCGCGCTTCAAGGCCGGCGATTTCTGTTTCTCCGCGTAAGGAGTGATGCTGGACAGTTCGGCCTCGTGCTGCGCCATGATCTTGCGCACGTCCTGGCTAGTTTCGGACAGGTGGTGACCAACCTCGTGAGCAATGACGGCAATGTCGTTCTGGTTGCGCACCCTGATAGTTTGCGGCGGGACCTTGTAAATACCCAGGGCCTTGCGTTTCGTCACGCCACCTTCATTGATCGGCACCTTCAGCAGCTCGCGGATGGCCTGCCGGATCGCGTCAGGTCTCGCCGTGGCAAGGTCCGCGCCCGCGCTCTTGCCGCCGGTATAGAGCGGGTTGAGTACGGCAGCCGCGGCGTGCTCGGCCGGTGACGCGGCAGTGTCGGGCTTGGGCAGTTTCATCTTGGCCAGCGCGACGCGGCCGGCGGCGGTGCCTGCGAAGGACTCCGGGACCACGGTGTACTGTTCCTGCGCCGTTGGATGCTCAACGACACGGTGAGGATCAGCGGTTCGTTGGGTGGCGCCGGCAGCGATCCTCTGCGCTTCAGCTTTGGGATGCGCCGGCAGCGTGCCGGCGGCGAGCGCATCTGCCAGCTTCCCCTCGCGCGCTGATCGAGCGCGCAAGCCCGCGTCATGGAACGGCTGGCGCGTGTCGTCTGACTTGAGCCAGGACTTCAGGTCATCGATCGACGTGCGCGATATTGCACCTCGGCGGGCCGGTCCACGGCCGTCATCGAAATGCGCGTCATAGAGTTGCTTCGCCGCTTTCGCGTCGGGTACGCCCAGGATGACCTTATGCTCATCAAATTTGCCGGTCTCTGGATTGCGCTGGTCCACCACGAAGGCGGGACCGGAATAGTTCTCGGGCGTACCGGGCGCGACATACACATCGACGTGATCCTTGTCCTTACCCACCGTCCCCTTAAAGTAGCCATAGTGCGCCGACATGGTGACCGACCAAGGGGCACCGCCTGCGTCCGTGCCGCTGCGCTCGCTCCCTTCGGGATTCTCGATCGAGATGTCGAGACCGGAGACGTTCACATGTCCCTTCCTGTAGTTGCCCGCCTCGATTTGTGCGGGCGTCGGTTCCGCCAAGTCGTTGGCCGGCGAGGTCGCGGCTTCGTGGGCAGCCTCGTCCAGACTGGCGGTGGACGCGGATGCCGCCCCTACTGGAGCTTCGGTGGCAGGTTGGGCCTGAGATACCGGCTCCGTGGCGGCAGCGTGCTGAGCGTGCTCCTCGGCAAGGGGATAGCCTGAAACAGCGGACCTCTGATTGCCGACTTGGAGCGCCTTATCACCGGGACGGTGATCTGCACCATCTTGTTTCACAAGGAGGCTCTGCAGCGCGGGCGCGGCACGCTGAACCTGGACGTCGCCGGTTTGATCGGCTGCCGGCGCATCGAGGAAACTGGCTGCGGTGGGTTTATTCGCGTCCGGTTGCGTCGCGCCCTGATCTTTGATCCAGCGCTGCAGCACTTCCATTCGCGCTTGCGGTGGCGCTGATTGTCCGGCCATCACCCTGGTCATACCAACCTGCGCGCCCGCGGCGAGCGGCGTAGAGAGTATTGTCAGCAGCATGTCGTCGGAAAAGTCCTGCCACGTCATCCCCGGTCGGATGCTCACCTTGTCGACCGCGTTCTGCAGCCCGGTGGCGAGCATCTCCTGCGGCACCTCGCGGGACAGGAAATTGAGGAAGTGCGCTAGCGCCGGTTTGCTGGTGCCGCTGAACAGCGCTTTGATCGGAGCGTACTCAGTGCCGCCTTCTATCGTGGCCTGCAGCAGCGCGTAGGTCGCTGCCTGGCCGGGTGAAAGCCCTTCGTCGCGCCCCTTTCCGTAGGACTGCGCGCCCGTGGTACCGGACATGATCCCGATGACCGTGGCCGGGTTTTTCGTGATCGCCCCGGACAGTAGCGCCGGGACCATCATCCCGACAGACTGAATGGCACCGCCAACAGCCTGCGCGCCCAGGCCGGGCTTCATACCCTTGGCTTCCTGCTGCGTCTCGAATTCGCCCTGCTGGTAGAAATCCGCGCCCATGCGCGTGAGTTCGCCGGCGAGCGCGCGCAGCGGCGCGGTGCGCTCCTGCGGATGCTCCTGAGGCATGCCCTCGCCAACGGCCTGCAGGAAGCCGCCCATCACCTGTTTCCATTGCGATGGCAGTGTCTTGATCGAGGTTCCGAGGTTGCGCCAGAAGTCCGTGCTGGCCAGTTCGTTCGCGGCGTCCGCGCGCGCCATCTGGCCAAGTTCCAGCGCGGTGCCGGTGCGCGCCTGTTTCGTTTTCATGTCGCTGGCGTAGGCGTTCGCAGCGGCGTATGGATCGCGTCCCGTTCCCGGTTTCGGATTTTCCGGCTTGAGCGTGGAGGCCCACTGCTCCCGAAGCGTGGGCGCAGTGTTGGGCGGTTCCTCCAATCCACCACCTGCAGGCTGCGGCGTATTTTCCAGCTCGGCTTGGCCGGCCGGCGTCATCACCATCCGCGCCGGGCGCTCGAGCTCGGATACGTCTAGAAGCGGTTGCTGCGCGGGTGTCGGCGCCTGCACGTTGTTCGCTCGCCGCGCCCATGCCGCAGCGTTGCTGTCCTTGACGGCCTTGACTGCATCGCCGAGCGCTGAAATCGCCCGATGGATCGGCCCAGGTGCGTCGGCGTCAGGCGCAGGGCTATCCAGAAAGTCCGTGGCCTTGCCGCGGCCTGCGCTTGCAGTTGGCGGAACGCGCGCTACGGGATCCGCATCGAGGAATTCTGCGGCGTTCATTGCGGTGCGTACCCGAATGCCCCGAGTTCCTTGATCGCGGTACCCCGATCGATCCTGCCAGCTTTGAAGGCGGCCTTAACGTCGTCGGCGGACTTGAATGCCGCCGCGGTATCGCCGCCCTTCAGCCCGCGCACCATGCTCTGCGCGTCGCGCATGGCCCGGCTCGCACCGTCCTTGCCGATGTAGCCGGAGCCGCGCAGCAAGGTGGTAGCGACGGACAGAACCGCGTCGTCCTCGGGCTTCTCCATCGCCGTGCGCAGCTTGCTGAACGCCTCAGCTGGATCCTTGGCCACGCCGTTTTTGACGAGATAGTCCATATTCTGGACCATCGCGGTTTGGGATTCCGTCCCGCGATTTTGCTTCCAGTCGGCAAGTTGGCCCTGGATACCTTCCATCGCCTTGTTGTGGCGCGTGTGCTCGCCTACAACCGCGCCGCGATATTCAGCCGTGTCCTTGCGCTCCTGATCTTTGGACGCGAGTTCTTTTTCCTTGAGATCCAAGCTGAAGAAATCGTGAGGCGATAACAACGATTTCAGCATCTTTTGCGGTTCAATCACTCTGGTCTGGCCACCTTCGTCCGTAGCTTGCCACTTCCCGTCCCCTATCTCTTGGAGCGAACCGGGAACGATGCGTTGAGTGCCTGTCGCGTTGAACGCTCGCTCGGCGCCGCGCGGATCGCCGGCCAACAGTTTCTTGATCGCGGTGACACCGCCCTCGGCTTCCGCTTTGGATGAGCGTTCGAGCCAGGCCACGCCTTCAGGTCTGCCCGCTTTCAGGAATATCTGGCTGGCCTTGTTGAGGAACTCGGGATTCTGGAATAGCGCCGGCTGCCGAAACAGCCCGTAGCCGATCCGGTCGGCATCCGTCTTTGGACCCGCCACCGGCGGCGCCGTGGTGCGTCCTGCAGCATCCCCAATTCCGTTTCGGAACGGAGAGATGCGGCCGGAGTCGGCAGCCGGGCCTGGCGCAGGCGCAGCGGCAGGCTGGGGCTCGGTGTCGTCCAGGGGTCTGGATTCGACGGTGGCAGGTGCGGCGACGGGGTAGGACTCGGCCGGCGGATTCACGCCGTTTATTGCGAGTCGCGCGGGCGAGGGTTGCTCCACGGTCGGCTTGGATCCGCCGGCGTAGTTCTCCACCAAATCGGCCAGTTGCTTGTAAGCGTCTTCCTGCCGGGTTTGTCGTGCGACTCCCCGCGAGTGAGTTTCCTTATCCATCGTCAAGCGTTCGGCGTCTCTCGCGTCGCGTCTTTGCTCCACCTCCATGCGCTTCCGCTGCGTATCCATGTTCTGCGCCTCCATGACGCCGGAGGCTAGCCCAGCGGCAAAACCACCAAGATTGAATCTAGGCATGTCTCACCCCCATCCGTCTGATCATCGCCAAGCGCTTATCGAGTTTGTCCACCTTCATCGCCACGCCCTTGACGGCGGCGAGCGCCACGCCGATGCCATCGGCAACATGGATGGACTTGCCATCACCCAACTTGAATCGCTTCTGGAAATCCTCGGCATAGGGGCCGGTATGGTCTGCCTGGTCAGCGGAAATACCCTTTCTGTAGCGCCAGCGATCGATCGGCATTTTCTTCACGTCGTCAGCCACTTTCTCTGCGTCCACGTCGCCGCGCTTGTTCTTCGCCTTCTTGGAGGACGTGATGATGTAGGCGGAGCCCAACTGCCCGGCCAACCGCCCTAACCCACTGGACATTCCTGCGGATGCCGCCTGGTCCGCGTTATACGCGCTCAACTGGCCACTGAAGATGTTGCTGTAGAGGTTCCCGGCGCTGTTGTTGCCGGTAATCGCTGTGCCGTAGCCCTGCTGCATGGTGCCCGCGTCGGCGCGCGCGTTCGCTGCTGGCGCACCTGCATCGCTTACCGCCGAGTTCCCCGCGTTGATCGCGAGCCCGGTAGAAGTGGCGCCAGCACCGGGCAGATTGCGCCCGAGCCCAGCCACATCGAACTTGAACGCCCGGCCTTCCGCCCGCGCGTCCGTGCGCGCCTTGTTCATCGCCCCGACCTTCATGGCGGTCTTATTCAGACTGGATCCAGCTGCTGCGTCCGCATAGGCTCCATCGGCGGGGTTGATGCCGTACCGGGCCAGGTCGCGGGCGGTAGCGGCCCCCGATGCGGCGGCAGCCTGTTCCACGTCTGCGCCGGCACGTCCCGCCAGTTCCTCACGCTTCGCCTCGGTGTCGAAGTTCTGCGCATCATTGACCAGACCTTGTTCGACCGGCCGGAACGTCGCCTTCATGTAGCTGTTGTAGTCGTCAGCCTGGGCGGCGGCCTTGTCCTGCAGCTCGAGCTGCTTCTGGACCACCTGGTTGGACACCGCGTCGATCTGTGCCTGGCGCGGCTTGTTTTCCTCGTACACCTGCTTTTGGAAATCCAGCGCCTCTTTGCTGAGCGCTGAATTCGCCTGCGCAGCCTGCCCGATTGCCGGGTCCGGCTGCGGGGCGTCACTGCCGCCCAAGTCGAAATTGCAGTATTTCATCCCCTCCAGGCGACGCTCGATCCTGTCTTCGAATCTATGCCGCAGTTGCCTGTCCATTTCGCGCCTCCAGTTCACCAAGGTAGTGTTGCAAAGTGTCTTTCTGCGAACGCCGGCGCAGTTCCGGGCCTACCACTGTCGCCCACTCAGCGCCGCCGATCAGCAGGACCATCAACGTGGCCACGTCAGCGATCGAGTACCGCAGGACATGCGCCAGCACGCGCTCCTCGTGCATGCCGTGCTCATACTGGTTGGCGATCTCCACGCCCACGGCCATCACCGGCCGCAGATCGGAAGCGAACCGCAGGTAAAACGGGTTCGATGGCATTGAAACCGTCGCCGCCCAAAACGCCTTGCTGATCTGCTCTTTCGTCAACCCCTTGTCGCCATCGTAAAGGTCATCCCACACACCAGCGACAAGGCGCACGTCGTCGATCAAGCGGATCGCGTCCAGATCACCGCGGAATGCGTGAAGCATGAATTCGTGGTCGGTCATCTCGAGCACCATCAGGCGCTTTCCTGTCACACCCTTCCGGGCTGGTTAAACTGCTCGGCCGCGTAGATCCTCGCGGCAATTAAATCAAGGCACTGCTCAGCGGTGATGGCGTCGAGCAGTTCCGGTGCAAACCTGAGGGCACAGCGCTGGTGCGCGAATTCCAGCGTGTGGATGAACTCGCATCCCTCCAATCGTCTGCGGAATACCACGCCGTCATTCCCGACATCGCCTGCACAGAATGAGCACACCTTGCGCTGCCGCAGGCCGAGGCACTCGGGAGGCCAGTCGGTGATTTTCATTCGAGGAACGCCTTCCTACGAATCGGGGTAACTGCCCCGCCATCAATCGGCCACTCACCGGAAAAGTTCTCGAAGCGCGCCAACGAATCTACGAAGGTGAAGCGCACATCGCCGGTCGCGCCCTGGCGGTGCTTACGAATCAAGACTTCGCCTAGGCCTTTCCATTCGTAGGAGTTCTGCCGGTACTGGCTCTCCCGGTGAACGAACATCACGACATCGGCATCCTGTTCGATGGCGCCTGAGTCGCGCAGATCCGAAAGGATCGGCCGCCGATCTGCTCGTTCGTCGCCCTTGCGCGACAGCTGCGACAGCGCGATCACCGGGATTCTCAGTTCCTTGGCCAGTGCTTTCAGTCCGCGGCTGATGCCCTCGACCACGGCATTGCGCGTCTCGCCTTGCCCGGACATAAGTTGCAGGTAATCGACCACCAGGAGCGCGAGGCCGTGCTGGCGTTGAAGGTTCCGCGCTTTCAGCCGTACATCCATCACCGTGAGGGCCGGGCTGTCGTCGATAAATAGCGGTCGCGCTGCCATCCGATCAAGCGCGGCGTCGACGTTTGGGTCTTGCGTGCCTCGGATGATCGTCTCCAGCGGCAGCCGCGTATCCCAGGAGACCAGCCGATCCATGACCTCCCCCGATGTCATCTCCATGCTCAGCACCAACACGGCGCTCCCTGCGCGCGCCGTGTTGTCGGCGATCTGGAGTGCGAGCGCCGTCTTTCCCATGCTTGTCTTGCCGGCGACGACGATCAGGTTTCCGGCGTGCAGTCCGTTCAGCTTGCGATCGAGATCAGCGAAATGCGTCGGAAGGCCGACCAGCGCGCCGGACGCTCGGCGCTGCATGGTCTCGCGAAATTGGCCGGAGAGCAGTTTCATCGATGCTGGGTCGGTAGTGCGCTGCTCCGAAATTGCCGTGACCTGCGCGTGCGCATAGTCGATCTTTTCTTCCATCGACATCGGGCCGCGCGCAGCTTCAATGATCCGACTTCCCGCCGCGATGATCTCGCGCTCGGTTGCTCGCTCGCGCACGATCTCGGCATAGCGGCCGATGTTGTGCGCGGAGGGCGTGTTCTTCACCAGTTCGATCAGGTACGCGGTGTCCCCGCTCCAGTTGCTATCGCGCGCCTGGTCGATGCGCGCGGTGACGGTCACGGCGTCGATCGCGTCCCCGACTTCAATGCAGTCGAGCATGGCCTGGAAGATGAGGCGATGGTTGGCGCGTGCGAAATGCTCCGGCCGCAGGTGCCCGATGCGGTCCATGGCTGTGCCGTCGAGCAGCAGCCCGCCGAGCACGCTTTGTTCCGCCTCAAGGGAATGCGGGAAGACTTCAGGCCGCTGCATCGTGGTACTTCCCTTCGATTACGCCCGCGAAATTCGTTGGCCGCACCAGCCATTCGAGGTCGGCCACGAAGGGCCTCTTGTCGCCGCGCCCGGACGCCCTGCCAGTAAGGAATCGGCTTTCGGAGACCCAGGCGAAATACTTCCGCCACCAATCGATCCCGCCCTCGATCGTGGTATAGCCCTGCGTGGTGCCATTCGGCTTTGCTTTCTCCCGCCAGCGTGCCTGCAGATAACCGCGGCGGGTCTCGTTCCACTCACGAACGCACGTGCAGGTGGGCAGCATCTCGTGATATAGCTCGATGAGCCGCTCATGCGGGCAGTTCGGGATTGCGGGGATCCTGCCGGGTGGCGCGGGTGCCTCGGCATCGCCGAGCACTCCCTCCGCTTTAGCGGAGGGTATAGGTTTACCTGCTTCTGCTTCTGCTTCTGCTTGGGTCGGCTGCGGTCGGCTGCGGTCGGATTTTGTCGGATTTGTCGGATTCGTCCCCGAACGTTTTCTGTTCGACCTGTCCCACTCACGCTGATAGTCTCGGCGCGAATTTTCGTCACGGATGGCCCTGTATTTCTCGTGGTTCACCAGCCGCCAGCCACCGTCAATCACTTCTATCCTGCGACCCTCGTTCTCGGGGGAGCGACTGTCGGGGTCCGGCGCAAGAAAGGTCGCTATCGCTACCCTCGCATCTTCGACTGGAATCCGCGCTCGGTTTGCAAGGCCGGGAATACTGGCCCACACCCGGCCGCGCTGATCGGCCATTGCCAGCATGGTGATCCAGCAGAGTCGCGTTCGATCCGGTTCACACCACACCGTCGACTCGGTGATCGATGAAAACAACTTTGTGAAGGTATGAGACATCAGCCGAGTGCTCGCTTCGAGATTGCCAGTCCGCGCAGCGCCTCATCCCAGGCGAGGCAAGTCGTGCAAATCACGACTTCGCGCGCAGCGTCGAGGTGTTGCCCGCACGCGCTGCAGGTTCGCAGTACCCGGCGAAACGGTATGATGTTGCGCGCGTCGTGGGGTGGTCTCCACAGCACTTCAGCTTCGCGCAGGGCGCGGTCGACTGCGGCGCGCGAGGGATGCCGGCTGATGTTCATCGCCTCACGCTGCCACACCGCCTACCGTCCTCGACGAAATGAAGGCATCGAGATCGGATCTGCGGTACTTCGCAAGGCGACCGATCTTTATCATCGGCAATCCGTAGCGACGGGTCGAGGCCCAGACGGCTAAAGTACTTTCCTCGATACCCAGGTACTCGGCAGCCTCCTTGCGGTTCAGGAGGTTCGGCGCCGCGGCAGCGCTTTTCTCACTCTGCATGTCATGCTCCTCAAATACACGGCGTGTGCCGTATGTTGAGCATGTTCAATCACATTGCGCGTGTTGTAAAAAGTGGTCCTATTAAACCTTACGCGTCAGTGATTTGCGAAGTGCAATGCGATTATTCTTAGCGCGCTCCCTCCGAGATAGTAGCTGCGCCTTTAAGGCACGCTTCCCGGGATTAGCGAGTGTGGGAAGGATCTGACGCATCTCCTCCTTACTGGAGAGTGTCGCGCTTTCAATGCCGTGAATCGCGTATGGCCGGACATCACTTGCCGGCAACCCGAGTGCAGCGAATGATGTAGTAAGCACACGATAGTACGCACCGTTTCGACCGCGACCCAAGGGAAACCCAAGCAATTCATGGATGTTGGTGGCAAGCGATCCAGCAAAGCGACGCCGCGAAAATAACCGATCGCCTTTCCCGCATTTCTCGTTGGACTCCGTGAACAGTAATTGCCGCATGTCAAGTTCGACAAGCGCGAGGAACGTGGAAAGTTGCTTACAGTCTGGCGCATCGCTGACTAGCAGTGTAATGGCCTGTCGCACGGTGTCTGGCATACACCATTCGTTCGCGCCGGTTTCACCTTCACAATGCGCGCGTGCCACTCCTTTATCGTCGAGGAAACGGGGGCGCGGAACTGTCTCCCTCTTCTTGCGTTCCACCATAGCGGCAGCGGCCCCCCCTCGGCCTCGTCCTCAAAACGAGTAACGATGCAGCTTGGGCTGCTGCTGCTGCGGTGGCGGCGCGCCGGCGCACGCTGCGACCAACATGGACTCGCCTACCGAACCCGGTACGACGCCAGACAAGCTCCCCACTTGTTCTCCTGATTGCACCACGGTCTCGCTGCCTCCTGCGCCCTGGTACAAGACTAGTTGCTGCAGACCGCTTGCCCGGGCCGTACAGTCGAATACCCACATCGACTTTGCGGAGCGATATTGGAGGCCCGAACGCGACGTGCGCGGCGATTCGTAGTCGGTCAGAAACCACGCGCGCACCTTGTCTCCGACAGAGACTATCGAGTCGGGTAGGAGAAAATACTTCTCCGAGGATTCGTTGGGGTTAATTTGCACCAAATCCGCCGCGGCGGCAGCCTCAACGATGAGCAGAGCCGCAGCACCGATTATCGCCGTTCGCGTCCGCTGCATTGGCACTGTGTTCATCGCTCGCGCCTGTGCTTCTTCAGATCGTCAGTACGTGGGGTCGTTTGCCGCTTGTCGATCGATCCTGCTTGCAGACCAAGACCGTATCTTGACCAGTTGCATGACTACGCTCCAGCCGCCGAATCGGAAGGCGCGCCCACGGCACGTCCGACGAATCGTTGAAATGCAGCGTCGCTTTCGAGCCTCGAGCTTGGTCGCACTTCGAAGCCACCGCTTTCGAATAGTCGTATCATCTCGCGAAGATGCCGCTTGACCTGATCGATCGTCTCGGCGGGGAAGCGCCATGGATTATCCGGGTTGCCCTCACAGTTGAACGCAGCGGCCGTCATGACGACCCCGAGATTGAGATTCTCTTCGGCTTTGTTTGCGGCCTCCTTTTGCTGCTGCGCCTTGCGCCGCTTCCGCACTTCCTCTTTGGGGTAGTCAACCTCGATTATGTATTCCCCCTCCGTCCAATGGTTGGGCTTGCATCTGGCGCGGTTGCCGTCAATCTTGAAATGCACAGTGGTCAGGCGCCTGCCATCGGAAGCGCGGCGACCGTTCCAGAACCATTCCTCCTTCGCGAGCCCAGAGGCGAGCAGCATCCCCTTCATGCCCTTGAGTGTGTAACCCCAAGCGCTGTCCTCACGCGTCACCCCTGGGGCGATTGTGGTTTCTCTTTCATCCATGGCTCACCCCCGCGCGGCCGGCTGCGACCAGGTGTTCATGCTGCCTCCGGCGGTTGCGCTGATTCTGAAGCTGACTCCAAGTGGCACAGCGCTGTCGCAAACCCGCTGACCGTGTCCGCGGCTCCCGTTGGGTGCAGCGGACGAAGGTCTTCCGGTAATTTATCGCTGACCAGCTGGTGAACTTCATGAGCATTCACCAGCCGTTCAATTTCCCCATAGCTGGCGAGCCCGATCAGAAGCATATGCCGGAGGTCTTTCACTTGCTCGCGGTCTAGAATGCATTGATTGTTATCCATGATGCGCCCCTCCGTTGCCGGTCATGCTGCGGACCGCGTCCTTGGCTTGGATCACGAGGGTCTCGACGGTTGACGCCAGATCCCTGAGTACAATGTCCGTGAACCCGTCGTCTCTGCCCATTTTGCGATCGATGAGCGTCGACTCTATGACACTGGCGCACGCTTGTGCCTGGGCAAGCCGCGCGAGTGCAATATCGATGGGGTGGTCCGGGAGGTCAACGGCGCCAGCAGTGAGGTCAGCCAT